GTGCGAGAGAAGCTGACGGCGCGCCGACTGAACAGCCTGGAAGTCAACGGCAAGGAATACGAAGTCCACGATACCACCGTGCCCGGCCTGTTCGTGCGCGTGACCGCTGCCGGGGCGAAGTCCTACGTCGTAACTTGGGCACGCGGTCGCAAGAAGACCCTAGGCCGTGTCGGCATCCTGACGCTTGAGCAGGCCCGCGAAGAGGCGTTGCAGTACCTCAACGAGGCCCGCAAGCACGGCGAGCCGCTGGCAGTCTCCCAAGGCCGCCGCGGTGCCGGCACCCCTACCCTACGCAGCTTCATCGATGACCACTATATGCCGTGGTTCCAGGCTCACCACAAAGGCCACGAGAAGACGCTGCACACGCTCGACACCAGCTTCGAGCCGATCATGCACCGTCGCCTCGATGAGATAACCGGCCGCGACCTGGAGCAGATCCGCACCGTCTGGCTCAACGGCGGCAACAAGCCGGCCACCGCCAACCGCAAGATGGGCAGCATCAGCGGAGTATTGAGCCGAGCCGTGGAATGGGCCTACCTGCCCGCCTCGCCCCTGGAGAAGGTCAAGCAACTGAAGGTCGATTCGATCGGCCGCATCCGCTACCTATCGAAGGACGAAGCCAAAGCCCTTAGGGACGCGCTGGACGCACGCGAGGAACGAATCAGGGCAGAGCGCGGCAGTGCGAACGAATGGCGCTCAAAACGCGGCAGAGAGGCTTTGCCAGACCTTCGCGCCCTCGCCTTCGTCGATCACCTAAAGCCGATGGTGCTGCTATCGCTCAATACTGGAATGAGGCGCGGCGAGCTGTTCAATCTGCGCTGGCATCACGCCAACCTGCAAGCCAAGACCATGACGGTAGCCGGCGAAGGCGCAAAGACCAGCGAGACACGGCATATCCCACTGAACGCCGAGGCGCTGGCCACGCTGCAGGGATGGAAAGACCAGGCGAGCGGTACCGGTTACATCTTCCCCGGTGAGGACGACAAGCCCATGACAGACGTTAAAACCGCCTGGCTGGAGCTGCTGAAGAACGCCGGCATCGTCGGTTTTCGCTGGCACGATATGCGCCACGACTTCGCATCGCGGCTCGTGATGGCTGGCGTGCCGTTGAACACGGTGCGCGATCTGCTGGGGCACGCGGAAATCAAGATGACGCTCCGCTATGCCCACCTTGCACCGGACAGCAAGGCGGCGGCCGTAGATTTACTTGGTGCTTAGCTTAGCCCGAACGGCGTCCTGGTCCGATTGCATCTTGGTTGTTTCCAGCGATCGAACCTGACTTTGTAGCAGGACAATATAGTCAACAGCATTAAGAAATTTCAGACGTAACGTTTCAAGGTCGTCGTCTTTAGTGAGGTCTTCAATCTGCTCCAGTGCTCCCGGTCGACGGGCTACGACCATCTTATAAACCTCCTCCCACTCCTCTTCTGTGACGGGAATCAGCTCGCCATACGCCGCCAAGTGCTCTGCTCGTTCCTTCACTAATTCTCGCAGCAGAAGGAGGGCATCGAAATTGACTTTGTCCCTTTCCGAGACCCCTTCTGCTTTCCTGTTATAAAAGAGCGGCGGCGACGAGACAATTATCGTCCTAATGCAAGCTTCTTCATGGGTTGCAAGATGCGGGACCATAAACGCGACGTTTACCGCCCGAACGAAATCGTCCTCATTCCACGCAGTGTTAACGAGTTCATTCAGGGTGATTCCGTCCCCTTTCCCTGCACCCACATGTACCGACCCCTCCATAGATCGGAGCAGCGCCCACTCCACGGTGCTCGCCAGAGATCTGCGCTGATGCCTAGCCATGATCTCGGCCGCGAATTTGATTTTCGGATCTAGTCGAAACGAGACCGGGGCCAGCTTGTTCTGCTTGCCGGTGGGCTTAGCCATATTTCTCTCCTTGACGTAGGCAGAGCGTAACGCCAAACGCAGCCAGAGACAACAGGATGCTTTCGTAAAGTATTTTGCTTGACGATATGCGGAGGTAGTTATAAATTCGCTTCCACTGGCACTATTCCTGCCTGCCAGATGGAGAAAAAACATGAGCCAGCTCGCGACCCTGCAACCCATTGCCGTCGGCCCTGAAGAAGCTGCCCGCGCTTCCGGCACCACCCGTTCAGCTGTTTATGAAGCCATTGCCCGAGGCGACCTCGTTTCTTTCAAAGCAGGCAAGCGCCGGCTGATCCTTGTCGAGGAACTGCGCGCCTGGCTGAATCGGATGGCAAAGGAGAACGCTCGGTGAACACCGAAACGCTGAAGGTAAAACTGATTGGTAAGGCCGGCGCCGTGCTGGGCTGGCTGAACCTACCAGGGACCGCCAAGTTGGCGGATCTCGAACAGCTCCGAAGCCTCGGAGCATATCGACTGGAGGTCGTATGAGGAAAAACGAAGAGAGGACGCTCGAGGCAGAGTTGCAGCTCTGCCCGGAGCAAAACCACATTGGCGAGCACCAACGCGAGGATCACATCGTGCCAGATATCCCCTCCCCGGTAAACCACTCCACTGAGGCTCAGGCCCTGCGCTTAGTCCAGGCTCTCCGCACTGGGCCCATCACGACGATTCGTGCGGCCCAGGAGCTAGACATCGTCCACCCGCCAAGCACCGTTCGTTATCTCCGCCGTAAGGGCTGGGGAATTCTCACCGAATGGGCGTACGAGCCAACCGAGCGCGGCCGCCGACCACACCGAGTCGGGCTGTACGTGCTCGTCAAAGAAGCGGCCTAAGAACGAGCGCCGGCAGGTCTACCCTGCCGGCATCTGCAGGATTCGTTATGGCAGGCAAAAGCAAGCCCAAATCTGGACCACCCTTCTTCAGGCTGGAGAGACGTCTTGTGCAGTCACTTGGCCACCGCGCGCTGAGCTTCGTCGCCCGCGTCGTTCTGCAAGAGCTAATGGCTCAATACAACGGCTCGAACAATGGCGACCTATCAGCTACGCGCACGATGGCTAAGGAATGGGGGATCGGTTCGGATAACACTCTGCGGAACGCGCTGAAGGAATTGGAAGCGGCCGGCTGGATCGTTCAGACCCGCAGCAGCTTGTTCAACAAGCACGGTGCCCGCTGCGCGCTATACGCCCTGGCTTGGCTATCTATAGACGAGTGCCCCGGTAAGGATCTGGACGTTGCGCCTCGCAAGGCGCCGCTAAGGCCCCTGCCCTCGCTACTCGATTCGATTTCATCCTGCGCAGAAACTGCGCATTGACCAGCGCAGTTTCTGCGCACGTAGGGGAGTGGCTTTGTCTGGCTTTATCCGGTTCTGTTTCATGTTCCGGTTTACGTGCGCAGAAACTGCGCCGTTAGGCCTGTTTTACAGTCGCAGAAACTGCGCACCCTTTTAGATTCTGCCACCCACTACAGGCTCAGCTCACCGACGAGCTGCATCAAGTAAGGCCGCCACAGACAGATAACCAACACACATTCACGCGGCACCGAGAACCTAGGGAGGGGGACCGGTGTGGCACAAGGAGACAGCAATGATCACAACCGTTTTCCAAGACGACGCCGCCGAGCAAGCCTCACAAGCGCGCGAGATTCTGCAATGGCTCGAAGCGCTAGGTTGGGCAACTAGCGAGGCGCTGAAAAGCGAGATGCCAACTCACGCTCGGCACCTGGCTGCGCTGAGCCAATACCTTGCCTGCGACTGGGCCAATCACTTTGACTGCCAGGCCGAAGCGATTACCAATGCTTGCGAGGTGAACAAATGAGCCACCTTGACTGGAGTGAGCTGCTGCCTTCCGACGCCACTCTTTCAGCTATGTCGGCCGAGGAGCTGAGGCGAGTCTCAAACCTGGCCGAAGGCGAGGCCGCGACAATAAAGTTCGGGATCTCGGCTATCGGTCATCTTATGGCGCTCACTGCTGGAGCCAACCAGCTTAGCCAAGAGACTGCAGTCGACATCGGCTGGTTGCTGAAGTCGCTGGGCACGCTAGCGGAGCGTTTGACAGAAACCGAAAACCGAATCGATGAAGTGCGGCTGCGAGCGAGTAAAGCGGCTTAAGCAGTAATTCACCAGACCCCGCCATCGAGCGGGGTTCTTTTGTGGTCCGCTCCCGATGAGGATTGTTATGGATCCCGAAGTCATCCACATTCCAGAGCTAGCTCAAATGCTAAGCCGTACTGAAAGCTCAATCAGAAGCGCAATTCGAGATGGTGCGCAGTGGCTTCCACCCTACTTCCGACAAGGCACTCGAATTTGCTGGAGGGTTGAGACTGTTCGGCAGTTTCTGCGCGAGTATGAAGAAGGATCGTTACCGAAGAAAAAGCCAGGCAGGCCGCGTAGGGAACCGCCAACGCTGCGGTCGATTGATCAAAGCAAACGCTGACGGCCGGGCACGATGAAGACTCTTTTTATCCTGATGGCGCAATATGACGGCTTGGCAGTCATCCCGCTAGAGCGCGTCTGCGCCGATTACTTCCCTCATCTATCGCCTGAGAAGTTGCTGCGCAAGGTGCTTGCCGGCCAGCTCCGGCTTCCAATCACCCGTATCGAGCCGAGCCAGAAAGCCGCTGGCGGAGTTCACGTCCAGGACATGGCTGACTACATTGACGCGCGCCGGGATGAAGCCTTGGAGGCCGTTGAGAAGCTCCACCGTAGGTGAACGAGTGTTGAGCGCTGATGAGTGGGTCGCTTACCTGATCACCGCGACAAAACCCAACCATAACCAGCTGGGTTATCGCTGGGTTTCCAGAGGGGCGAGCCGGCCACAGTGGAGCCACCGCCCCTACCAATATCAGTCGAGACTACCAAAACTGGTAGTTCCAACAACGTTCCGTAAGGGCACCATCCGGGACCGTCCGGAGTTATTCCACCAATCCGGACTATTTCCCGATTTCCAGACCGCACCGCCAGTTCTCCCCTTTGGGCAGACTAGTTGTGCCGATCGGGCAGGGTTGGCCAACAGTTCAGCGCTGCCACTGTGTAGGAATCAACACACTGTGTCGTTTTCAACACGCGAGACAGACCAACCTGTCCGACTCGGACCAGAACGGCGGCTTCCCACGATCAAGACCGCGGGTTTCCCGCAATCAAGCTTGGGGGTTTTCCTCAAACTGAGGAAATCTCACCGAGACCAAGCCGTCTCACTGAGACCAAAACGTCTCACTCGCCGCGCTGCCGATCAAATACCCCTGATTCAGGGTATTTACGGCAGGCCCACCCGCCCGCTAACCCCTCGAATGCGAGGGATTTAAATGTGGGATTCCGTCACATTTAGATGTGAGCCCACATCACCTGTTAGAGCCGATTCGGGGAACCGTCCCGGATTGAAGTCCGACTTTCGGACATCACCGGCTTTCCGGGTATGTACGGCAGGCCCACAGCACCGGCCAAAACTCTAGAATCCGAGGGTTGGGTTTAGTCACCTTACCAGTAGGCCAGAACGGTGACACCGCGACTCTTGCCTATCGCAACTGCGGCCACCTGATGGCAGAATCGAATCAAAGGATTGCCAACAGCGGTATCAAGGAGGGGTTATGGAGTTTCAAGAGAAACTGGCCAGTCTGGCTGCGAAGATCCGTCAGCAAAAGTCGGTCATTCAGACCGAGGAAGCCACCAAGAACGCCTTTGTTATGCCCTTCATACAGAGCGTGCTCGGCTACGACGTCTTCGATCCTACGGAAGTGGTTCCCGAGTTCGTTTGTGACGTCGGAACCAAGAAAGGAGAGAAGATTGACTATGCCATCCTCAAGGATGGGCAAATCCAGATCCTGATCGAAAGCAAGAAGATCGGCGAGCCACTGAACATCAACCACGCCAGCCAGCTCTTCCGCTACTTCCACGTTACGACAGCCAGAATCTCGATCCTCACCAATGGCCAGGTCTACCGCTTCTTCACTGACCTGGACGCCCCGAACAAGATGGACGAAAAGCCGTTCCTCGAATTCGACCTTCTCGACATCGATGACCACGTCGTGCCGGAGCTGCAGAAGCTGACCAAGAGCGCATTCGATGTCGACTCAATCATCAGCGCCGCGGGTGAACTTAAGTACGTAGGGCAGATTAAGCGCGTCCTCGCCGCACAGTTCAGCGAGCCCGACGATGACTTCGTCCGACTCATGGCTTCTCGGGTTTACGACGGCGTCATCACTCAGAAGGTGCGCGAGCAGTTCGCACAGCTCACTCGAAAGGCTACGGCGCAGTTTCTCGGGGATCAGATCAATGAGCGCCTGAAGTCAGCGATGACCGGAGCCGTACGACCAGTTATCCCTGCCCAGGTATCACCTGAGACACAAGAGCCGGCCGACAGCTCGACCGATAGCGATGCTGAGAAGACCAAGATCGAAACCACGGTTGAAGAAATCGAGGGCTTCAACATCATCAAGGCGATCGTACGGTCGGAAGTCGACGTAAAGCGCATAGCTGCCCGCGACACGCAAAGCTATTTCGGCGTGCTGCTCGATGACAACAATCGCAAGCCGCTGGCCCGCCTGCACTTCAACCGTCAGCAGAAGTACCTCGGCACCTTCGACGCTGACAAGAACGAGACCCGCCATCCGATCGACGCGCTCGACGACATTTTCGAGTTTGCTGAAGTCTTGAAGGATACGGCCAAAGGCTACGCCTGCTAACCGTGGAGATGCTGGAGATGGATCACCCGCTAGTCGTTCATGAAGAACTACACCGAATCATGAACGGCGAGCGATAAGCGTCTGATCACGCATTCATTGAACACTGCGCGATCCTTCTCCGACGCAATCGATCTGCATCATGGGCGGGACCGATTGCTTTGTGGATTGATGACTACAGGGGCGGTGGAGATCCCGTCCCGATTCGCTCCGCCTTATCTGCCTTCCTCAAGGTTCAAATGAGCTTGGAACCTAGCCGGCCGGCACGCTAGCGAAGACCTGAAAACACACGATGTTTTTATGCGCCACCTGCTCATACTTTCTCTGCTTGTCGTAGCTCTTCCAGCTGCTGCCGAAGCCATTGTCTGCCGGGTAGTTGATATCAGCGACGGGGATACCCTCACCTGCCTAACCGCTGACAAGAAACAGGAACGCATCCGTCTTCGCGGTATCGATGCGCCGGAGCGAAAGCAGCCATTCGGTGCGCGCTCTACGCAAAGCCTGCCGATCTCACCTTCGGTAAAACCGCAACAGTGCATTGGAACAATCGCGACCGATGGGGCCGCATCATCGGCACGGTATGGGTCGAGCCTGCTGACTGTGTCGGCTGCGGCCAAACGCTCGATGCCGGCAGGGCGCAAATCACCTCCGGTATGGCTTGGTGGTTCAAGCGCTACGCGAAGCAGCAGTCATTGGAGGAGCGGCACTCATACGAGTTTGAGGAGACCGAGGCCCGCGCTAGACCTGTTGGGCTATGGAGTGAACCTCATGCTATCCCCCCATGGGATTGGCGGAAGGTAGGTGAGAAGTAGTAGCTATTGCAATCGTCTGCAAGCCCGCAGACCAGGGCGATTGAAGACGCACCCATTCGGTGCCGAGCATCAGGGTATTCTTACTGTGAGAGTCCAGGTAGCGACCGCTTGCCTACACGTGGATCGCACACTGATCGGACCGATCGCCCAAGCCATCACAGCCCTAGCGATTACCGTTGTTTTTTTCGCATAACCTGCTTGACGGAGAAGCGGTTCCAGACAATCCTACGCACACGAAATCTCGATGCCGAGCAGTTCGCAGGGGAGCTCCTGAACCATGGGAGGCCGAACAGCTCTAATGAATGCAGCTGAGAGAGTAATCTAAAGGAGAGAGGGGAAAGCTATGCTAAACGTAGGCGTTGGTGAAGGCTAAATTTGCCCGAAAGAAAAAAGGCCCTAACAAGGGCCTTTTTTAGTGGCGCAGGAGAAGGATCTTATGAACAATTTCGGTATCGGCGCATCGCTGTCGGCTCTTGCCATAGGAGTCGCGCTGCGCATCCTCTTCACATACGGATTCCCCGGCACGCTTCCCTTCGCTCTAGACGCGATAGATGCATTCATTGTGCTCGCTGGAGCAGTCGCGGCCGTCTCGTCGTCGCGCTTGTACATTATTAACAGGTACCCTGATACCGCAGATATGCTGCCCCTGTTCTGTGGCGTCGTGCTTTGTATAATTCCTATTGGCTATTACGTTCTTCGATACCACAACCAGTACCAAACCGCGCTTTCGATCCTGGTGACAGGGGTATTTGTGGGAATGGGCTGGTGGATTCAAGCCATCAACGTAGCAGCCAATTCGCGACGCACTCATACGCTCAATATCATCATGGCGTCTCGTACGAGCAGTGAGTATCAACTGCAGACACGGAACAGCTCACGCATCTATCGGGCCTCCGCTATCCCACCAGAACTCGCAGAGTGGCGCTTCAACCCAAACAAGGAAGAATACGAGAACATCAAAGTTCCTCAGCAGATTGAGGAAGCGATTCAGGGAACCATCTATATCCTTAACTACTTTGAGTTTCTTGCCCAGGGCATCAAGTACAAGGATCTTGACGCCTGCCTGCTCCGAGAGTGTTTTTCGTCCATCTTGGCTGGACTAGAACGGCGAGGATTCCATCTAATCCTAGAGGCACAGAAGCTTGATCAAAGATCATTCGAAGGGGTCATCCGGCTGGCTAAGGAATGGAACAACGAATCAGCCGTCGAAAAGTACAGGTCCAATCCCAGCAATGCAGCCATTGGTCCGCTTTATCCAAGCGGAGCGGACCTTGATCAGATAATTAATGGCACCTGTGGCCAAACCGACGCGGGCAACGTTACCGAATTGCGGTCGCAGGGAAGCCCGTCAAGCGCCTAAGGCAACGAGCGCCCTGAGCCACAGTCCGCTAGCGATCCCCAACTCAACAACCTGAACAAGCTCAGCACCAATGAGCTTGGCGCTAGTCAGCATCGCTAAGCAACCCCCAATATGAACTCGGGGAGGCAAAAGATCGCGCCCAATCTGAGGTTCAACGAAGCTTCCACTATCGGCCCTACCTCAGTCGGCGCCAACCACCTTTGAAGCGTTGAGAACTACCGCACTACCATAAGCTCATCCCACCGCGTCGTGTATCGCTGGCTCATCATCTCCCGCTTCATTGACCACTCTGTCGTTGCTGGGATGCGGCCGAGCCGAACCGTGCCCCTACCCTCACGGGCGTTAATTTGGTCGACAACTTCCATCAGCCGATCGGCACCGGGTCGGGGTGCCTCAGCGAACAGGTCGCCGGTGAATTCGCCGCGCTGCCGCAGATCCATCAGCAGTATCTCCGCCTTGCTGTAGGCGTAGCCGGGCCGAAAAATCGACTCCAACCCCCGAACGGCCGCGGCGGCGAGCACTCGGGTGTCATCGGTGGGATATGGCAGAGGGCAGCTGATTGCGTTGGCGTAGCGCGGCTGGTTGGGGTTGTGCATCCCGGTACGAATCGCAACCTGCAGCGCGCCGGCCAGGCTGTTCTGCGCGCGGAGCTTCTCAGCGGCCTTGGTTACGTAGGCTACGACCGCTTCGCGGATTGGGGTGATGTCACGCAGGCGGCCGCCGAACATCTTCGATGAGCAGATCATCTGCCGGGGCGGTACCGCCTCTTCCAGCTCAAGGCAGGGGATGCCACGCAGCTCACGGGCGGTTTTCTCCAGCACCACGCTAAACTGCCGGCGCAGCGATGCCGCGTCATACTGCGCCAGATCCCAGGCCGTTTGGATGCCCAGCGGACGCAACCGAGCGGTTAGGCGCCGCCCAACGCCCCAAACCTCGCTGACCTCTGTCATCCGCAAAAGCCTGTCACGCCGCTCCGCGTCGCGCAGGTCGATCACACCGCCGGACTTGCGCCAGGACTTGGCTGCCCAGTTGGCGAGCTTGGCCAAGGTCTTCGTCGGCCCAATTCCAACCCCCACCGGTATGCCGGTCCAGCGCAGCACTCGCTCCCGCGCCTCATGCCCCAGCGGCAACAAATCGCCCGTCATCCCTGTCAGGTCGGCGAACGCCTCGTCGATGCTGTACACCTCGATTCGCGGAAACATCCCCTCCAACGTCGTCATCACCCGGGCACTCATCTGCCCGTAGAGCTCATAGTTGCTTGAGAAACAGACCACGCCCCACTCGCGCATCTGGTCGCGCCATTGGAAATACGGCGCCCCCATCGGAATGCCGAGCCGTTTGGCCTCGCGCGTACGAGCAATCACGCAACCGTCATTGTTGCTCAGCACTACGACCGGCACATCCTCAAGCCAAGGCCGGTAGACACGCTCACAAGAGCAATAGAACGAGTTGCAGTCGATCAGCGCGAACATAGCTGGTGTAAATTGTGAGTGGCCACGCCCCAAACGTGCAGGGACTCAGTAACGCGGATCGCGCGGTAATCGGGATTCTCGGCCTGCAGCCACACACCTTCCTGCGACACCTGCAACCGTTTGACCGTCATTCCGCCGTCCACGTAGGCAACGACAATGTGCCCAGCGCGCGCCTCCAGCGCCCGGTTCACCACGAGCACATCACCGTCATAAATGCCGGCGCCGACCATACTGGGACCCTCCACCCTCACTAGGTATACGTGCGGCGTGCGCAGGTCGATCAGCTCATCAATGGAAAGCGTGACCTCCTCATAATCCGCGGCTGGAGAGGGAAAGCCCGCCGGGACGCGAGCGTCGACGTACTGGAGGTATGTTGAGGATGGGCCAAGCTGGCCGAGGATAGTGGCGCGCATGATGCTGCTCTTGCGATTACTGTGTATACGTACAGTAAACCGCGAGCGAATCATGCGGTCAATGAAGTAAGGCAGCCATCCGATAGCAGGCGGGAGGGAATATGTGCGGTCGCTTTACACAATACCGGACTGCGGTCGAATATCTGGATGCACTGCAGTATGACAAGCCAATCGAAGGCGGCATCGACCCGGAGCCGATCAATCGCTACAACGTCGCACCGCGCTCGAGGGTGATAATTTTCTACGAAACAGACACCGGCTTGCGGATGGCACGCCTGCCGTGGGGGTACCAACCATTTTGGGCGATTGGAAAACGGCCGCCAGCTATTAACGCGCGTGTCGAGACGGCTGCGACCAGCCGGTTCTTCCGAGACATCTGGTCTTCCGGGCGGACACTGGTAGCCGCGGATGGATGGTACGAGTGGGTGAAGGATCCGGCCGACCCCAAGAACAAGCAGCCTTTCTACATCCGACGCAAGGACGGCGCGCCGCTATGGTTCGCCGCGCTCGCTCAGCTGGATCGCACCGGACTGACCGATCGCGATGGCGATGGGTTTGTAATCATCACCGCCGACAGCGATCAGGGGATGCTAGACATCCATGACCGACGACCCGTCGTGCTCGAAGCTGACCTAGCGCGAGAATGGATCGAACCGGGCCTGTCTTTAGAACGAGCCGAGGAGCTGGCTCGCGACTTGGCATTACCGGCCGATGCCTTCGAATGGTTCGCAGTTGATCGGGCAGTCGGCAACGTTCGCAACGAGGGGCGGTATTTGATCGAGCCGACATCCTCACCCTTGCTCTGATCCTGGGCTCGGGCCTCCCAGCAGGCGCTGTCAGTGATGGCCCGATCTGGTCCCGCCGCACATCATGCACTTGCTGTAATCACCCCAGCGGCCCTCAAGGTGCCTGACGAAGCCGCCGCATCGATGACAGCCTCCATCGGCGCCGTTCTCCCATCGGTACAGGAGGAGCAAGCGCCAGGCGAACCAAAGAGCCCCCCAGCCAGATAGTCCAGCCAGAAACCACCTGGCGGGGACAATCACCGCCTCAAGCGCCGGTCGCAGCATCGGGCTTTGAATATCCAGCGCGCGGCCAGTGAAGGCCAGCAGAGCCAGCCCAAGCAGCATGAGGGCTATTGGCAACGCGAAAAGCCTCACCGCTCGCTCGACAGCCGTAACGTTAATTTCCATCTGAATACCTCCCTGTATGTGATAGCCAAACGCTAGCCATAAAGCGCGTGGTTGTCTCCCCAGCGGGAGTCTGACGTGTCTACTTTTCGCACAGGTTCTTCCTCCTGACGCTATCGCAGCGCCCGCCTCCCGACGTTCCCGCACCTGCAAAATACTGGATACCCAACCAGTAAAAAAGCTTGCACAAGGCCAAATCGCGAGTAATATGCCTATTTATACTACATGTATTGTTACCTTACATGAGGCAGCTAATGAACACGATCGACAAGCCGAGAGGCCGCCAGGTGCGACCCAACCGAGCCGAACTGACGGCAGCCTGGTCACGCATTCGTGATGCGGCAGATAAGGGCAGCATTCCGGCCAGCGCCCTCCTCATTGCATTGACGGAAAACAAGCCGTTCGTAAGTTGCCGGGAATTTCTTGCATGACGACGCACGCTGAAACCATGAAGACGAAGCGCGCTGAGATTCAGCGATTGATTGAGGTCAAGGGACTCCGGCTGCAGAAGCTGCCATCTGGACACGTGCGGGTATCAGGGCCAGGCGTAGATCTACACGTTATCGATCTGGCGTACCTGAACAGCTTCGACCTCCTGCCGGCCAAGCAATGAACCGTCTCAGCACAGCAGAACGCGACCGTCAGCCCGGGCTTTGCCTCCAGGCGCTTTCTCCCAAGTTTCACTCTCGCCTCAAGCACAGCGGCGGGACAGTGGCAGTACTCCAAGGCAACACCCAAGCCCAAGCGCGTGCCCGCGCGGCGCAGCTAGCCGATGCGCTTTTCCCCTCTCACAGCGGCGTCTCGATTGAAGACGCCTGACCCAAGGAGACACACCGTGTTCGGACTAAAACTGCTCAGCGAGCCCCAAGAGCCCACCCTAGAAGACCAGCTTGCAGAAGCGCACGCGCTCGCTGACTCCCTGCGCAGCGATATCGAAGCCGCGACGAACGACAGCACCGCTGCCCACGAGCGGCCTATCAGTGGGATGCGTGATGAGCTCCGCGCCACCGAAGGCGATATAGATCGTCTCGGTCGTGAAATCGCGAAGCGCGACGACCTGCTGAACTGGAAGGCTGCGCGAGATAGCGCGGACGCAGACATGAAGGCAGCCAAGAAGGAAATGGACGCTTCGGGCAAAGCGCTGGCGTTGCTCGATGCTGAGTATGAGAAAGCGATCGCCAAGCTGACCAAGTTGCAATCCGCAGCCGAGGCGGAACTCGCCTCTGCCCAGCTAGGTGAGAACCAAGCCGTGGATGCCTACGCCGCTGCAATGGCGCAGGGCAGCGAGACCGAAGAAGCCGCTGCTCTGGAGACGCTGAATCGTTTTTCCGAAGCGCTTGAGCAGGTCCAGCGCAAAACGGCCCGGCAAAACGTTGTCCTTCAGGCACTGCAAAGCCAGGCCGACGCGATTGATCAGAAGCGCACCGCTGAGCGAGAGCGTTTCGAGAACGCTCGTAAGCGGCGCCTGCTCGCCGTACGCCACAAGCTCGGTGCGCGCTGGGACGAAATGGCAAGCGAGATGTCGGAGCTGGCCGCGCAGATCATCGCTGTGGATTGGACAGTCAGCCGCAATTCTAGGGCGATGGATGATCTGTACATCCCCGTTACCGCTAAAGACGGCGGTGCGCCCATTACTGGCCGAAAAGTTCGAGATTCCAGCAGCGCGGTTGATGTCGATGCGCTGCGCCCCTGAGTAAACCTGCAAGGCGCCCAGTCGGCCAGTGGCGTAGTAACCCCGACAGCCGGCGCGCTCGCACCCTCTAGAGTTTCCAGAGCGGCGGCCGGCATTAGACGCAAACGGGCCGATACCCTCAGCGCCTTTTCATTCCCCTTCGCTGCGAACAGCCCGCAGCCCCTCGGAGTACAGGAAATGACCCAAACCACCAATTCCAAGGAACTGATGATCGGCGACCTCTCCGTCATCGTTCGTGAGCTAACCGTGCTCCAGGTACGCACTTGGCTCGCTGATATGCAGAAGCCAGACCCGGCGCCGCGCGACCTGGTTGATGACGGCTTTTTTGAAGAGTGCTCGGTGGCAGACATTTGCCGCATGAGCTCGATGACCACCGACCAGATCAACACCCTGCGACCTTCCCAGGTGCGCCAAGTAATTGCGCTCTGCAAGGAGCTGAACCCTGATTTTTTCGGGTTCCGGGGGCGCCTGGGCTGGGTTCCTCTGGAAGCACAAGGCTGAAAGAACTGGATCGTTGTATCGCCGCCATGGTGCAACTGGGGCACACGCAGACCCCCTATTACCCCTGGTCATTCTTCCTCTCGGCAATGGCTAGTACTGGAGCCTTGAATGGCAAACGTTGAGCTTAAGTTTTCCACCGACCTGAACGCGGCGAAGAAAGAGGTAGCCGGGTTCCGGAAGGAATATGCAGAGATGGTCAAGGCGGTTGAGAAGCCGCTTCGGCAGATAGATGCGCTCAAGACCACCCAGGAAAGCGCAAAGGCCGCAGCGGCAGAGCTTTCCATTGCCAAACGCAGCGTTGAGCAGTTGGCGAAGGCCATGGCAGCCACCTCCGGCGCTCCGGTCAAAGGCCTGGCCGCTGAGATGAGCCAGGCGGAGCGCGCGCTTGCTCAAGCCTCTGCTGAGTTCGACCGACAGAAGGCCAAAGTCCGAGAGCAGCGCGCCGAGCTGCGTGCCGCTGGGGTAGATACCCGGAAGCTTGCCACCGAGCAACAGCGCCTTGAATCTGAGCTGGCCAAAGGCATGACGGCCGGTCGCAATGACCTCGCGGTGCGCGGCATACGTGAGCGAGCGAATGCACTTTCCGAGGTGACTCGGCAGCAGCGGCTAGCCAACATTGAGCAGGCTAAAAGCTCCCTCGGTATCACTCAGTATCGAGCGGCCGGCACGCAGATCGAACGCCTGCGCGGACAGTATGAGCTGCTGCGCAAGTCCGGATCGCTGACTGCCATGGAGCTGGAGATTGCCCAGCGCAATCTCACGCAGCGGATCAATGAGTCCCGCGTGGCTCTGCGCGGAATGGCCGGTGAGCAGCAGAAAGTTGGCGGCGGCAGGATCGGCGCTGGCTCCGTTGCAGCCGGTGTCGGCGCGGCTTATAGCTCAGCCCAGGCGCTGCGCGGTTATGCCGAGATCACCGACACTGCGAAACAAATGGATGCTCAGCTCAAGTTGGCCACCAGCAGCCAGGAGGAATTCAACCGCGTCCAGGCTGAGCTGTTCACCATCGCGCAGAACACCGCAGCCCCAGTCGATGAGATTGTGAAGCTGTATGCCAGGCTGGCCCCTGCCCTTGATGAAGTAGGCCGCAAAGGTGACGCGACGAAGGTTGTCGACGCGCTCAGCAAGGCGCTGAAGATCAACGGAGCAACAACCGGCGAAACGGCATCAGTGCTTCAGCAATTCTCGCAAGCAATGGGCTCTGGCGTCCTGCGCGGCGAAGAGTTCAACGCTATCGCTGAGGCCGCCCCGCCGCTGCTGCGAGCCATGGCCCAAGGCCTCGGCGTTCCAACCGGTGCGCTTCGTGCTATGGCGGCAGAGGGTCAGCTTACTGCTGAAGTGATCACCGACCTGACCGTCCAAGCCCTGCCAGACCTGACTAAAGCCGCCGAGAAACTTCCGGACACGGTGGGCAACGCACTGACCCGACTTCGGAATGACCTGGTTAAAGCCTTCGGCGAAGGCGACAGTTCAGGCCTCGTCACAGCTATTACGAAGCTTCGCGAGTTGCTGACCGACCCTGCCACCGTCCAGGCGCTAAACGATCTCGCCGCAGGTATGGCGACCCTCGCCGGGTACACCATCACCGCCGCTCGCGAATTCACAGCATTTGCCAAGGAACTCAGCTATGCGGCAGCAGGCGCCGCAGGTCACATTGACGAGCTGGAAAAGCTGAAAAAGACCCTTGCCGGGGTGAAGGCGGCTCGCGACGGGGGCGACTTCATAGGTCGACCGTCAGCTACTTTCTTCATGGATACCAAGCAGCTCGACGATTGGGTGAAAGAGCTTGAAGGGAAGATCGAGGCGATGAACGCCAAGATCGCCGGCATGAGCCTCGAAGCCTATCGAAAAATGCAGGAGGGCGCCCAGAAGGCAGCCGAGCAGCAAAAGGCCGCTGCTGAGGCTCAAATTGCGGCCGACGAATATAGGTTCCGCCACTTCACCAAGTACGTCGGCGACCTGAAGACCAAGCAGGGCGAGGCGTTGAAGAATGCCGAGGCGTACCTGAACAAACAGGTCGCGCTCGAGCGCAAAGCGACTCAGGATCTAGAGAAAGCCAAGCAGGCCCAGCTCGAAACCCAGCAGCGTTATACCGAGGCGCTTGCCGGTTTGAGCGGCGGCGGTACCGCTTCATATGGGGCTGCCCAGGATCTCAAGGTAAAGGCCAGCCAGGCGCTGACCAGTGGTGACGTTGAGGGGGCTAAGCAGTACGCGCAGGCAGCCCTCAAGATGCTCCAGGATCTGGCAGACGCTGGGGAAAACACGTTCGGTTTTCAGGGCTTCATTCGTTCGCTGCAAGGTATTGAAGAAGCGGCCGATCAGATCAATGTCGACAAGGCCAAGACGGCTCTGGACGAGTTGCAGCAAAAGGGCGTCGACCTCAAGTTCCTTCTCGACAGCCTTTCTAAAACCACCATCACCGTGAAGCTGGACGACGCGGCGCTTGAAACAGCACGTCAGCAGATCATCGAACTGAGCAACCTGGCTGGGAAGCCTATTTCGATCATCACGACGGCGGCAAAGCCGGGTAGTGAAGATGGCAGTACCGGTGCCGCTCCATTGGCCCCCGCCATCGCTCCACAGGTGGATCCGGCTGCGGTATCGGCAGCGCAACAGCAAATTAGCTCGCTTGCTCAGACGCTTCAGCAACAACTAGTCATCCCGGTCACCCCTGTGGCCGGTGGCGCGCCGAAGATTTACCAAGACGGCAACAGCTTCTCGCAGTTTCCCCCGAGTGGATTCGCGACAGGTGGCTGGACTGGCCCGGGTGGAAAGTACAAGCCGGCCGGCATCGTTCACGCGGGCGAACACGTTCAGCCGCAGGAGGTTGTCCGCGAGCCAGGCGCACTGGCATTCCTTGAGATGATTCGCCGGAACGGCTTCCGCGCGACCCTGGACAGGATGCAATCGGGGATGCGCGGCTATGCAGAAGGTGGGCTGGTCTCCAGCTCCGCACTGACGCCCCGCTTCCCTGGAATGGGCGACCAGCTCGAGCACGCCGCCATTACCGCCCGAGACTTTCCAGATATAGGCCGCTTGGAGCTCGTCACGGGTGAAGGCGAAAGCTTTCACATGTACGCCGAACGAAAGCAGGTAAACGAACTGCGAATGGCTGCCAGGAAGCACGGCAGGACACACAGATAACCGCTACTTCTTATCGAAAAAACAACAGGAAATCCTATGAATATCGAAGCCCCTAGCACTGAGCTCCAAAATTCCGAAAACAATTGCGACTGGCTGCTTCAGCATGTAGTTGAAATTTCGAATACCGGCGTTCCCGTCCCGGTCACGCTGACGACTGCCGCGGGTCTCGTTACTGGCGTCACCATAAGCGGCGCGGAATACCTAGATCTGCTCAAGCTAGAGCTAACCAAGAATTGGTCGGGTGATATGCGGGACGCCTATTCCGAGGTGGTAGAGCAATGGAAGGCTGATATCTATCCGAAGAAACCCATCGACGAGGCGGAAGGCTCGTCACCCTCCTTCATCCACCTGAAGGAAGCTCGTCTGGTTAACGCTGGCACAGTTGTTCCTGGCAATCGCGGGATGCTTTGGCGCGGACGGTTGAGCTCGGTTATCGGCTTCACCGTTGGCGTGTTGACGGCTGGTGGCGCAGAAGAGCAAGCAGAGGAGTAACCCCCGTGATCAAGGTCAGCGCCAAAGGCCTCTCCAAGCAGCTTCAAGAGCTGAAGGATATCGAGCAGAAGGCGATGCCATACGCTGCCGCCGCGGCGCTGACCAAGACAGCGGTTGGCTTGAGGCAGGCGCTTACCTCAGAGATGGGCGCAATCTTCGATAGGCCTACGCCCTTCACCCTGCGAGCGTTCGAATACCACCCTGCAACCAGGGAGAAGCTAGAGGCCAGGGTCTGGCTTCGAGAAACGGTAGGCGGTAACAGGCGTGGCAGCACTCAACCTCCTTCGGTCTGGCTTCAGCCGCAGATATTCGGCGGGCCACGCGCAGATAAGGGCAGTGAGCGTCAGCTGCGAAAGGATGGGCTGCTGCCAGTTGGTAAGTACGTTGTACCGGGCAAGGGCGCTCAGCTCGACCGGTTCGGCAACATCAAGCGTGGCGACGTGACCAAGGCGCTGGCCGGCATCAAGAAGAAGTCCAAGCGTTACTTCGTGATGTATCGGAACAAGAGGCCCATCGGCATTGGCCAGCGCACCTCTCGAGGCAAGGCCGGAATGTCAGTGCTGCTAGCGTTCGTTGATAAGCCTACCTACTCGAGGCGCCTGCCGTTCCATCAGATAGCAGAGCGGTACGTTGAGCAGCGGCTGCCGGGTGAGTTCGAGAAATCATTAAACGAGATGATCAAGCGCTTCGCTCGGTCGCGGTAG